GAAGCAGATGGCAGCATTCAGATCCCAAGAACAAGAATCATTTGATGACAAGGTAAGTCGGTTTGTTGAAGAAAAGTATGATGCTCCTATCAGTGAGTTGAACCAAAAGTTTGATTCAATGTCAAGGCAATCATTCTTTGATGGACAGCTTGGGCATGGTGTTTGGCCTAATATTGAAGACGACCAGTCTTTTATAGAGTGGGTTAATAAGGATTCAATGTATAGGACAGCTATGACTCAGGGGGATAACGAGGCAAAAGTACAGGTTATTAGAATGTACATGGAACTGAACGGAAGTGGTGGGCAGATGTATCAAGGTCAAGATCAACAAGACCTTAGAAGGCATCAGGCTTCACAACTGATGGGAGGATCTCAGTCTCAGTCCACAACGGCAGATCCGACTCAAGGCTTAACTGGCGAAGCATTATTTGATGCGATAGGCGATTAAGTTTTTAGTATCTTGTCCTCTTTCCTTTAATTTTAAATCTTTAATAGGACAAGACAATGGCTACAACATGGGTACCGTCAGACCCCGGACATAATAGAGGGGGAACCGGACAGGTAACTGTTGCGGGAACTATGAAATATGGCTCTCTGGATGAAACAGAGGCCATTAAAATACAGAAGAAGTTTCTGTCTATCGCAAAACGGAACATGATATTTGCTCGTTTTGCACAGAAGGAGACTAAAGAACGCCAAGGTGGATTAGAAGTCCGTTGGAAGCGTTTTGAAAAATTTGGGCTGCCACTCGTTCCGTTGGCTGAGGGCGTAAAGCCTCCTGCCGACAGTTTGTTACAGACCATCATAAAGGTGAAGTTGAGCCAGTTTGGTTCATACGTTGCCACAACTGATGTTCTTGTAGCAGCAGCACAAGATCCAATCATTCAGCAGATTACTGAACGACAATCAATTCAGGCTGCAGAACTGATGGATTTTCTCACCTACTTACACGCACGTTCTGGTACTCAGGCAGCTTATGCTGGTGGAACTACTAGAGCAACTGTTGCAAAAACACTTGGCAACACTATTGGCGTGAATGCTTCATCTCAAACAGCAAATACAAACCTTCTCGATGTTGCAGTTCGTACACTGGAATATCAGGAAGCACGTAAAATTGCTAAGCAGATGACTCCATCTCCTAAGTATAATACTGAACCAGTACCTGAAGCATATGTTGCTGTAGGTCATACTGATCTTCGTAAGGATATTGAAGGATTACCTAACTTTATCCCTTATGCAAAGTACAGTAATAATGGTCAGCAAATGCTACCTGGAGAAATCGGGGCAGTGGGTGTGATTCGTTTTATTCTTACAACTCAAGCAGCACCATTCGGAAAAGATCCTGCTGGAACTGCTTATAAAAACTTGAACGTAGCACTTACACAGGCATCAGCATATGTTCCTGGTCATACCGGACAATCGTTTGGTTCGACTGCTGGAACTGTTGCTGATACTGGTGACTATGCTGAAGCTGGTGCAACTACTTCTGTTGGTGCTGCTCATGGCGGTAATACAACAATGGTATTAACTCCTGCTGGTGCAAAGTTCCAGGTTTATCCTGTGCTTATATTTTCTGCAGAATCACTAGGGTGTGTAACACTCTCTGGTTATGATGCAGTTATACCTAAGGTTGTGATGCCACAGCCTGCAGTAACTGATCCTTTGGGTCAGTCTGGTTCAGTGGGTTGGAAAAGCTGGTATGCTTGCCAAATCCTGAATGAAGACTGGATCTATAGGATCGAGTGTGGATGTTCTCTCTTAAGCTAAGAGTATGAATGCCTAAAGGGTTTCAGGGGTGGGAACCACCTGCCCCTGTTTCTGAGCAGTTGTTTGAAAGTTCTATTATGGAGATTACATCTGATAGTCTCACTAATGAAGAACTTGCTATAACGAATGCTCGTTTTGACCATCGTCTTTCTCCAAAGACACTGCCGGAGAGGATCTCTGTTGTTATGACAGAACCATTCTCAGGTATAGATGCAAAGATCTGTGTTGGCAGGGTTAATCAGGCTAAAGAAGATGAGTTATATTTAGACTGGACAGAGCTGCCGGATGTTCCTTATTCCTTTCAGCAAAAGCCAGAATCAATTTTTT